AGAAGGTGATTGCTATGGCTGATGCGTTCCATGCATTGCCTGGAATCAACAACATGAAAGGCTCCCGCACTGAGTTGAGCGTATTTGCCAACGGCCTCAGGAAAGGCATTGACGCCAAATGCCGAATTGACATGGAGAAAGACGGGGTAGTGGTGGACATCAAAACCACCCGTGAAGGTGGAGCATCCCCTAGGGAGTTCATGCGAACCTCACGCTCGTTCAAATATGCATGGCAGGAGGCTAGTTACCGTGCGACATGCAAAGCAGCTGGGTTAGAGCTGAAAACATGGCACTGGGCAGTCATCGAGAAGGAGCCGCCGTTTGAGGCTGCGATATACACCTTCACCAGCGATGACATTGCTAGGGCAACTCGAGAGGTGAATGAAGCTTACACGACCCTGCAAAGCTGCTTGAACCTAGACTCATGGCCCTCACACACACCGACACAATCGCAGGAGCTGCAGCTCTATGGCGGTTTGTGAATAAGTCGGAGTAGGGGTAGGACGGAATTTGTCCTACCAGATCCACGATAGTGGGAAAACGCAAGAAACTGGTCCTACGGAAGGAGGCTTGGGACAAGCTTCCGAGCCTCCTCCAGGACGCAACCACTAAGTTCATGGTGAGGGAGGTGTTTTACTTTGACCCTCCGATTGAACTGCCACCCGCCTCTCCAGAAGGCATCCACTACAGGTCAGATGACCACCAACAATACCTGGACTATGTCCGCGAACAGCTGGGCAGGGGAGTCAGGGACAGGGGAATCCTGAGGTCGTTCATTGTTGGTTTAGGTGGGTGCGGTCTGGAGGGTCGAGAACTGATCGAGCGCATCAAGACCAAGCTACTCAAATGAATAAGAAACCATACATACCAGACTGGATTTTCCGACAAGGCTTCAGCGCACATCAGCTGGCTATCTACCTGTATGTCTACATGCGAGGTCAGTGCTTCGAGACGAAGAAAAAAATATACAAGGCCCTGCGAATCAACTCAGGAGCTTTCTACTCAAACCTCAACGCATTAGTGCAAGCAGGGTGGATCATGAAGTCCTACGAAAGGAAAGGCAAAGCAGTGACTTACACGGCACGACTTGATGGTGCCGAACTATCGGACAGGCCAATCAAGTCGAAGCGCAAAGCCACCACCCGCAAGGACAGGGAAGCGCGAAACATGATCATGCTAGATGACCTCAGGGTTCACCTAAGCAAGAACGGCCTCGACCCTGAGTCGAGCGACAAATCGAACGTCGCCTGATACCGCTATGAGCAAAGAAACCAAACCATCACCAATGTCCGTATCGGTTGAGGTGCCGATGGACGTATCCGCTGAGAAGGCATTCCTTGGGTGTTGCCTGACAGGTGCATTTGAGCAAGCGCTAGAGCTAGGAGCATGTGAGGATCATTTCAACGAGATGAACTGCAAGCTGATCTGGCAAGCAATGTATTCACTCAATGCTGACGGGTTAGAAATCGACCCTGTCACGGTTTGCAAAAAGGCTGACGGGCTCCTCATGTTTGTAGACTCGCTAGTCGCAAACGCACCTGCATCAGCCAACCTGTCCTACTACTGGGAAGACCTTAACAATGCCTGTGTCAGGCGTCGCATATTCAAGCGCTTCCACGACACGATCAACATGTGCAGCGACCCTGAGGTAGGTATTCACTCGCTCCTTCACCACATGGAGCAAGCCTTCTTCGATGTCACAACCAAATCAACCTCAGCCAAAGATCAGAAGAAAGCCTGGTCCGAACTACTGAGCTTGTTGAGTTCTGCTTACGGCAAAGGCCTACCTGAAAACGGTATCCTCACCGACGTCTATCCAGTCGACAAAATCATCAGAGGCTTCAAACCAGGCAGCATGAACATCCTCGCTGCTCGCCCTGGTAGAGGTAAGTCAGCCTTTGCAGTGCAGATCATGCGCAACGTGGCAATGCAGGGTAAGCACTGCGTCTACTGGTCGTATGAGATGCCGTTCAACCAAGTCGCTAACCGTCTGATTTCCTGTCACACGGGCTTGGATATGCAGAGCTACCTGGAGACAGGGAAGCTGGATAATGATCAAGCATTGTTCAACGGCTTCAAGGCAACTGCATCGATGCCAATCCACATCGAGGATTCGGTGGATAAGAACATTGCCAACATCCGCTCTGAGGCTCGGAGGTTTGCAAAGGAGAAGCAAACGCAGTTGTTCATTATCGATTACCTGCAGCTGGTCCCACCACATCGCCGCAGCAGTAACCGCACAGTAGAGGTCAGTGAAATCAGTCGAGCGATCAAGAAAGCTGCGATGGAAACCAACGTGCCTTTCCTGGTGCTCGCTCAGATGAATCGATCTATCGAAGAACGTGGTGCCAACTCTGAACCACGACTGGCAGACCTTCGTGAGTCAGGGTCGCTAGAGCAGGATGCCGACACTGTGACGTTCCTAGCTGATGACCCAGACGACAAATCTCTCATCAACGTTCTGGTTAAGAAAAACCGTCACGGTGGCGAAGGCACAACCTGTCTTGAGTGGACACGATGGAACGGTCGATTTGAGGCCGCTGAGATGCCCGTAAAGAAAATCAGCAAACCCGCATTTTGAGTATGGCAAGAAAGACGAAATTGATCATTGGGCTGGCAGGGAAAATGCGCAGCGGTAAGACATCCGCAGCCAAGTTCCTGTGCCATGGGTTCGAGCAAGCGGGGTATGACCCAGTCAGGTTGGGTTTTTCAGATTACCTCAAGAACAAGCTATCCCTGGTGACAGGGCCGCTGAATGACGATGACAAATGCCGAGCCAGACCAGCGCTCAGGGGTTTGGCTGATTTCTTCAAATATCGCCACGGTGAACGGTTCTTTGTTGAGCAATGGCTGAAGATCGCCAACGAGTTCGGTGAGCGTGGCGTGAATGTTTTCATCATCGACGACGTGCGCTATCCCTACGAAGCACAGTTCATCTGGGATCATGGTGGCGATGTGGTCCGTCTGAAGCGACCCGAGACCGATGCCACCAATGACAATCATGCAAGCGAGACGTCAGTGGACGAAATCGAGGCTGACTACACCGTCATTGCTTCCGAGCTGCAGGATCTCACCGATCAACTCAAAGCGATCTACCTATGATCAACAATCGATACGTCGTATCCAACCATGAACCATGGGAGTCATTTGTATCCAAATTCAACGGCAGCATTCCCAGTGTAGCCGCTGTTGCCAAGTATCTGGTCAAGCAGGGTCATAAGCTTGAAGTCAACGGACTTGAAATGCGCCCGCATGGCGATCTGGTGGACAAAGGTGACATCTGGGTTTTGAAGGACGACGGCACTCCAGACTACCGAGTGGAGGTCAGGCAACTAACAAAGGAAGACTTCACATGCGCTGATGACTTTCGCCATCCAGTCATGACGCACTACTTCTGCATCGATTGGGCGAAGCTAGACCCTAAACCCAAATGGGTATTTATCGTCAATCGGGCATGCACACACGCAGCCAAAATCAAATGCGGCAACGAAGTCGCAAACTGGCTTGTGACTAATGCGCCCCGATACTCGAGTTACGCAGTCCTTAAAGACACACCCGAATACGTGAGCCTATGATGAACAATGAGTCATACAGCTGGGAAGAAAGCACTCAGGAGCTCTATGAGATGTTCAAGCGCGGTGAGAAGTATTTCTGGTCTAAGCCGCATCGCAAGAAACTGAGAACGCAGTGGCGAGGCAACAACCCTAAACCACCGACGCCGCTACCTGGAACCAATGACAAGGAGAAGGAATGACATGCCAGCAATGCGAGGGCAGGGGATATGTCACAGGTCAATCACGAACGGAAATTTGCCCAGCCTGTGGTGGCTGGGGATACAAGGAAGGAAAGCATGCGCCTAGAACCACAAGTGCTGCTAAAGCACCCGCACGGAATCACAATGCAGTGGTGGAACGTCGCCGAGAACTATCTCGTCATCGCCACCTACCAACCTACCGCCAACGGTAAGTATGCATTGACCAACGTCGCGGGTCCGTGGTCGGGAGTGGAGAAGCCAGTTGAGTCATCGCCTGAAACGTGGAAGCCCTGCATTGTGCCAGGGTTTGACCAGGAGCGAGCGTTTGCACTCGACAGGGCTGATCTAGTCCTGACTGCACTCAACGCCTCATACGGAGGCCCTCAGGTGCTCAAGTCATTGTTTGATGGTCCCATCATGGGATTCACTGAACTGGCTGAGAACTAGCCTGTGAACGCAAGCTGGGGGCAGCAGCAAACTGCTCCCAGCCTTTGCGAATTTCATCAACGTCAGACAGCTACGGGTAATGCGGCGGCGGGGGTTTTTTGCTTTGGTTTTTCCCTCGCTGGTGAGCATAGCGCCCGTCCAGTAACCGCATAAAAGCTGGACCTGTCTGGCCATGTTTTTGTTTGAACCTGCCGCCTCACTATGGTCTAAGGATTTAGCATCATGAGCCTCGAAAACGAACTGTATGAGATTGTCGCTAAGGAAATCCGTATGGGCACCCTGGTTGACGGTCTCTACACCCGAGCCTTCTCTGAGGCAGATGGAAACAAGGACAGAGCGAGAGCCAGATACATTAAGCTCAGAGTGGAACAGCTGAATGAGGAACTTCAGGCTAGGATAAAGCAAGCTAAGTCTGAAGCTGAGGCTACCGCTCAAGCTGAGAAGGAAGCCGCTGAAGCTCAAAAAAATGAGTGGAGCAAGATGTATGACACCTGGGAATGTGACAATGTCGGAAAGACCAGTAATCTGACTA